CTTTTTAATGATAGTGTAAATATTGGCATACTTGCAAACAAGGCAGCAACTGCACGGGAATTATTAGGTCGTTTACAGACTGCATATGAAAATGTTCCGAAGTGGATGCAGCAAGGTGTCTTGTCTTGGAATAGAGGTTCATTGGAGTTAGAGAATGGTAGTAAAATCTTGGCGGCCTCTACTTCTGCTAGTGCTGTTAGGGGTATGTCTTTCAATATCTTATTCTTGGATGAATTTGCTTTTGTTCCCAATCACATCGCTGAGTCTTTCTTTGCTAGTGTTTATCCTACTATTACTTCTGGTAAGAATACGAAAGTTATAATGGTTTCCACCCCTCATGGGATGAATCATTTTTATAGGTATTGGCACGATGCAGAAAGGGGGAAAAATGAATATGTACCAACAGATGTACATTGGTCAGAAGTTCCTGGTAGAGATGCTAAATGGCAAGCACAAACTATTGCGAATACTTCAGAACAGCAGTTTAAAGTTGAGTTTGAGTGTGAATTTTTAGGATCTGTTGATACTCTTATTGCACCAAGTAAATTAAGAACTTTGGTATATGAGAATCCAAAAACTAGAAGTGCTGGTTTAGATGTATATGAAGATCCCCAACCAAAACATGATTATATTTGTACAGTAGACGTTGCTCGTGGAGTAGTTAAAGATTATTCCGCATTTGTAATTGTTGATATAACATCTTTTCCTCATAGGGTGGTAGCAAAGTATAGGAATAATGAAATTAAACCAATGTTATTCCCCAATATAATCTATGAGATAGCCACTAAGTATAATAAAGCATTTATTTTATGTGAAGTAAATGATGTTGGAGATCAAGTAGCATCTATTCTAAATTATGATCTTGAATATGCTAATCTTTTGATGGCATCAATGAGAGGAAGAGCAGGTCAAGTAATAGGACAGGGATTTTCTGGAAAGAAAACTCAATTGGGAGTTAAGATGTCCAAGACTGTTAAAAAGGTTGGTGCTCTTAATCTTAAGACAATGATTGAATCTGACAAATTAATATTTAATGATTATGAAATATTAAGTGAATTGACTACTTTTATTCAGAAGAGTAATTCGTTTGAAGCAGAAGAAGGATGTAATGATGACCTTGCTATGTGCTTGGTAATATATGCTTGGTTAGTCAATCAAGATTATTTTAAAGAACTTACTGACCAGGATGTAAGAAAAAGATTATATGATGAACAAAAGAATCAAATAGAACAAGATATGGCACCATTTGGGTTTATGGATGATGGAATGGGTGATGATAGTTTTACTGATGATGATGGTGATACTTGGTTTAAAGCAGATGAATATGGAGATAGATCTTACATGTGGGAATACCTATCGTAAAGTAGATTTTTAATAAATATTTTCAGAGAAACTGAGACTCGGAGAAAAAAAACATGGCGACTCCTCAATTATCTCCCGGTGTAAGAACGCGGGAAGTTGATTTAACAGTCGGGAGAGCTGATAATGTATTAGATAACATTGGTGCAATTGCTGGTCCTTTTGAATTAGGTCCAGTTGATGAAGCTACTGATATCGCGACAGAACAGGCACTAATTACGACATTTGGTAAACCAATATCAACCGATGCTCAGTATGAATATTGGATGAGTGGTTCATCCTATCTTTCATATGGTGGGGTTCTTAAGGTTGTAAGGGTAGATGGATCTGGTCTTAATAACTCTAATGCTGGGGTAGGAGCAACTGCTTCTACTAGTGTTAAAATTAAGAATTTTGACAACTATGAATCTGATTGGGCAGACGCTACATCTTTCACATATGCAACAAAAAATCCTGGTACATGGGGAAATGAGCTAAAGGTTTGTTATATTGATGATTTTGCAGATCAGACTCTTGGTATTACTACAAATAACCTGAGTAATATAGGTGCTCAAATTGGTTGGGGTGTTACTACACCATTAACTAATATTGCACTTGCTGGAGTTGGAACAACTAGTACCTTCAATGGATTCCTTAAGGGTATTATTACAGGAGTTACTACAGATACAACAGATAGTAAGAGTACTATTGAAGTTAAGATTGTATCTCGTGTAGCAGTTTCTGGCGCAGGAAGAACTGAAACTCGTGTTAGTTATGGAATAGGTAATTCACTTAATTCCTTTGAAGTAGATGATAAACTATCCTTTACTCCAAGTACAGGTGTTACCACTGCTTTGTATAGAGCAGATGCCGCAGTAGGATTTGCTGTATCAACAGCAGTAGATTGGTATGATCAACAAACTTTAAATCTTACCAATTCTACAGTTTATTGGAAGACAATTGCTCCAAGACCAACTACTAATGTTTACTGTGAAGATAGAGATTCCGAAAATGATGGCATTAATATTGCTGTTGTTGATGATACCGGAACAGTTACAGGTATCCAAGGTAACATTCTTGAGAAGCACGTAGGATTATCTAAAGCATTAGATGCTATTTCTCAAGTTAATTCACCACAGAGAATTTACTATAAGGATTATCTTGCCACTCAATCAGAATACATTTATGCTGGTTACAACGTATCACAAGCAAGTGATGCTGTATGGGCAACTACTCCAACTGTAACCGGATTCCAAACTTATAGTGGTGTTCGTTCTGCATCATTTAATCCACTTAGCGATACTGCTGGTCTGTGGGGACAAGATGCTCAAGGAGTAACATTTACTGCTATCGGTAATAAGACTTATACCTTATTAGCAGGATATAATTATGGAGGTTCTTCCAAACCTAATGGAATGAAGGCTGAATTAGGTGATTTAATTACTGGTTACAATCTCTTTAGTAATAAAGATGAGATTGAAGTAGATTATCTGCTAAATGGTCCTAGTTTGGGAGCACAAGCAGAGTCTCAAGCAAAAGCAAACAAATTGATTTCTATTGCTGGAGACAGAAAAGACTGTGTTGCTGTTATTTCACCTTATAGACAGGGTGTTGTTAATCTAACAAACACAACAACTCAGACTGATAATATTCTTGAATTCTTTGCTCCGCTTACATCATCATCTTATGCAATATTTGATAGTGGTTATAAGTACACTTATGATCGTTTCAATAATAAGTTCCGCTACATTCCATGTAACGGAGATATTGCAGGATTGATGACAAGAACTGCGATTAATTCATTCCCATGGTTCTCACCTGCTGGTCAGCAAAGAGGATTATTGAATAATGCAATTAAACTTGCATACAATCCAACTAAGGCACAAAGAGATCTTCTTTATCCTGCAAGAGTTAATCCAATAGTTAATCAACCAGGTAGTGGAGTAATGCTATTTGGTGATAAGACTGGTCTTACTTATCCATCCGCATTTGATAGAATTAATGTTCGTCGTCTGTTCTTGACAGTTGAGCAAGCACTTGAAAGATCTGCTCAAGCACAATTGTTTGAACTTAACGATCAGACCACCAGGGCTAATTTTGTTAATATTGTTGAACCTTACCTACGGGATATACAAGCGAAGAGAGGTGTTTATGACTTCCAAGTTATTTGTGATGAATCAAATAACACCGCTGATGTGATTGACAATAATGAGTTCAGGGCAGATATATTCCTGAAGCCAACCAAGTCAATCAACTACATTACGCTAACATTTGTTGCTACCAGAACAGGTGTTGCCTTTGAAGAAGTGACTGGTAGAACCTAATTTATAATGTCTTATCAATTCCATAGGAGGAAACTTTAAATGTCAACGCTCAGAACAATTACTGCTTTTAAATCAAAACTTTCAGGAGGTGGCGCAAGGCCGAATCTCTTTGAAGTTGAGATTCCATCATTTCCAGAATCTGCTGGTTCTAATACTTGGAGAACTGGTGATAATCAAGAAGCAGATACCTTTAAATTTTTATGTAAAGCAGCACAACTTCCTGCTTCTAATTTGACTCCAGTTGAAATACCCTTTAGAGGTCGTATTTTAAAAGTTGCTGGAGATAGAACTTTCGATACATGGACTATTACAGTCATTAATGACGAAAACTTCTTAATCCGTAATGCGTTTGAAACTTGGATTCAAAGTATGGGTAAGAACAGTAATGCTACTGGTGCTACTGATCCTAACTCTTACATGACTTATGCATTGGTTCATCAGCTTGGAAGAGGTGCTGATGTTGGACCTAGTGCTAGCGGTGCTTCTGAATCTATTAATGGAACTGCAATTACACCATTAAAAACTTATACTTTCTTTGATATATTCCCCACTACAATTAGTGCAATTGATCTGTCTTACGAAAATGCAGATGCAATCGAAGAATATACTGTTGATTTCCAAGTTCAATACTGGGAACCAGGAGCATATACTAGGGATTCATTAACTTAGGGTTAATTTAGTAAGCTAAATACTAGCATAAAGAACTAGTATATTAATTATGGCTAAGTTATTTGGGTTCTCAATAGAGGACACCGAACCGCTATCTCCGAATGTTGTCTCGCCTGTTCCTCCTAGCAGTGATGATGGCAATGATCATTATTTGAGTAGCGGTTTTTTTGGTTCTTATGTAGACATCGAAGGTGTTTACAGAACTGAATTTGATTTAATTAAAAGATATAGAGAGATGGCATTACACCCAGAGTGTGATAGTGCCATCGAAGATATTGTAAATGAAGCAATTGTTGCGGATACTAATGATAGTCCTGTCAAGATTGATCTAGATAATTTAAATGCTAGTGATGGTATTAAAGATAAGATAAGAGATGCATTTAAATATGTTCTTGAATTATTAGATTTTGATAGAAAAGCACATGAGATTTATAGGAATTGGTATATTGATGGTAGATTATATTATAACAAAGTAATTGATATAAAAAAACCTAACGAGGGAATACAAGAATTACGTTATATTGACGCAATGAAAATGCGTTATGTACGTAAGCAAAAGAAAAGTGACAAAGATAAGTATCGTGTTGCGAATCAAAATATTGATAATCCAATGGATTATGAGTTTCCGCAACTAGAAGAATATTTCGTTTATACTCCAAAGCAAACTTATCCAGTAAATAGTCCTTCGGCTATGGGTGGAATGGGTGGAATCAAAATGACAAAAGATTCCATTACTTATGTTACTTCAGGATTAGTAGATAGAAATAAGGGATCAACACTTTCTTATCTTCATAAAGCAATTAAAGCACTTAATCAATTACGTATGATTGAGGATAGTCTTGTTATTTACAGATTATCTCGTGCTCCAGAACGTAGAATATTCTATATTGATGTTGGTAATCTTCCTAAAGTAAAGGCAGAACAATACCTTCGTGATGTTATGATGAGATATCGTAACAAATTAGTATATGATGCATCTACTGGAGAAGTGAGAGATGATAAAAAATATATGAGTATGTTAGAGGATTTTTGGCTACCAAGACGTGAGGGTGGACGTGGAACTGAAATTTCAACATTACCAGGAGGACAAAATCTTGGAGAAATCACAGATATTGAGTATTTTAAAAAGAAACTCTATAAAGCACTTAATGTTCCAATCTCCAGAATTGAAGGAGACGGTGGGTTTAACTTGGGGAGATCTTCTGAGATCCTCAGAGACGAAGTAAAGTTTAGTAAGTTTGTTGCACGTTTGAGAAAGAGATTCTCTTACATGTTTAATGATATACTGAAGACTCAATTACTTCTAACTAACGTAATTACTCCCGAAGATTGGGAGATAATGGAAGAACATATTCAGTATGATTTCTTATATGATAACCATTTCTCTGAGTTAAAAGACGCAGAATTGTTTAATGAAAGGTTGGCAATGGTTGCTGTTGCAGAACCTTATGTTGGAAAATACTTCTCTCAAGAGTATCTAAGACGTAAAGTTTTACGTCAGACAACAGAAGAAATTAAGGAACAAGATGAGTTAATTGACCAGGAAATTAAAGATGGTATTATTCCGGATCCTGCAGATATGATGCTTGATCCTGAAGGTACGGGAGGATTAATGCCACCACCTCCACCAGAAGAACAAGCTTTAGAAGAACCTGGTGCAATTGATGCCGCAACTTCTGCTAATAAAGCAACTACTAATCTTGAAATAAACAAGACGAAACCTAAAGGTGGTGAAATCTAATGTCTGAAGAGAATGGTCTTAAAGATGATCTTTACTCTACAGGAAATTTTGATTGGGAAAAATGGAATCACTATGATAAGGAGTGGTTTTGTCAATTAAGACTGGATATGAAAGAGGTAAGATTATTGTATAGTATGATCTCTTTTTATCTTGATAATTACTCTGGAGCACCTGGAAGACCTCCAGAAGAGCAACATTATTTGCCTTTTTTAAAGGGAGAATTATATAAAATGATCCAGGATTATAACCTTACACACAATAGTGTATAAATACTAAAGACTCATACACAATATCTGGTATTGAACATGGATGAATTAATGGATATGATGATTGATGATGCATCTGCGTCTCAAATCAGTGATAAAATTAAGGATTTACTTTATGCAAAATCTGTCAATAAAGTTGATGCATATAAGCCAAATGCTGCTAATTCTTTGTTTGGTGATAATGAGGTAGAAAGTGATGAAGTAGAAGCGGAAACCGAAACTGAAGTAGAAGCAGAAGCAGAAACTGAGGTTGAAGATGAAGTTGAACAACCTACTGCAAAACTTTTCTAAATAAAGGTAAATGAACTTATTGGACTATAATGGCATATAAAACGGTTGGTATTGGAACCTCTATAGGTATTACCATAGGATCGGCAACGACAACACCGGATTTTGCGGTGCAGTCGGATTCTATACGAGTTCATGCATATAATTCTGATGGATTTGTTACTGTAGGAAGCACTCCTAGTGCAGATAATCAGGATCTTTATATTGCCAAAGATACTTCATTGACTTTAGGGTTAACAAAAGCATCTCAAAGAGTAGTTGGAATTACTACTGCTGCGGCTGAAACGATTGTTTCTTTCCCGGAAGGACAGCAATGTCCATTTGGTGTGGGAGATTATATTTCAATTACGGGTACTGGTGATGCAGGTATTACCTCATTCACTAGACATTCCAGAGTTATATCAGTTAATACTGGTGCCTCTGCTGTAGTTGGTCATGATGGATACTTTATGGAAAGATGCACAATTGCTGCTGACACAAGAAAATGTTATGCAGCAGGTGCTAGTTGGAGTGATGCTCGTGCTATTGCGTCTAATAAAGTTTCTATTAAAGGAGGCAATACAGGCGGTGGTGCTCTATATGTTCAACAAGTTCAAATAACAGGGGAAGCCTGATGAAACTTATTAGAGAAGAAATCGAACAGGTAGAATTTATCGTTGAAAATCGCAACGGTAAAAAATCTCTTTTTATTGAAGGGGTTTTTCTACAAGGAAACATTAAAAACCGTAATGGTAGAATGTATCCTATGGAAACTCTTCGTAAAGAAGTTTCTCGATATAATGAAAACCATATTCAGGCTGGAAGAGCACTTGGAGAACTTGGTCATCCCGACGGTCCAACCGTTAATCTTGACCGTGTTGCTCATAAAATTGTCTCTTTAAAAGAGAGTGGTTCTAATTTTGTCGGTAAGGCAAAAATTCTCGGAACACCAATGGGTAAAATTGCAGCTAATCTTTTAGATGAAGGTGTAAAACTCGGTGTTTCTTCTCGTGGTGTTGGATCACTAAAACCAACCCGTGAGGGATATAGTGTAGTTGGCGAAGATTTCATGCTAGCAACCGCTGCTGATATTGTAGCCGATCCTTCTGCACCTGATGCATTTGTATCAGGAATTATGGAAGGAAAAGAATGGGTTTGGGATGGTGGCATCCTTCGTGAAAAGTTTGCTGAAAAAACTTATAAGCAAATTAATACATTAGTAACCCAAAAGAAACTCGATGAAGAGAAATTATCTCTCTTTAATGATTTCTTATCAAACTTGTAAAACTTCTAAATAAATATAGATTTAAATAAGAGTAAATCGGAGAACATTCAAATGGCTCGTGGTACAAAATTACAGGAAATGGAGCAGTCTAAGACAGCTGTGAATGCTAACGCGGCTCCTGCAGAACCTATGGGTAAGTTAAAAGATCCTGGCAAAGGACTTTCTACTACATGGGAAGACTTGGGAGGTCCTACCCCTGAAAATTATAGCCCTACAAACGACTCCGCTAAATTTAAGCCTGCTGGCGGTACTCTTAAGCAAGTTAAAGACGTAGTTAATAAGGGTGCAGTTAAAGCAGAACCCATGGGCAAGTTAAAGAATGCCATCGCTAAAGAGGAAGAAGAAATGGATGCTGAAGCAACTTTAGAAGAAGCACCTCAAGCTACTGATGAGGTAGTGGAAGAGGATACTGCTGTTGCCGAAGCAGATAAGGTAGAAGAGGAAACTACTACTGAAGAGGAAGTAGTTGCTGAGTATGACATGGAAGAAGATGTCAATGCTCTATTAGGTGGTGAAGAACTATCAGAAGAATTCAAAGCAAAGGCAAAAACCATCTTTGAAGCAGCAATCAATGCCAAGGTTGCAGCAGTTAAGGAAGAAATCCAAACTGAGTTTGATGAAAAACTTGCTGAAGAAGTAAAAACAGCAAAAGCATCTCTCGCAGAACGTGTTGATTCTTACCTTGAATATGTTGCAGATGAGTGGTTCACTGAGAATCAACTCGCAGTTGAGGCAGGATTAAAAACCGAAATGACGGAATCCTTCCTTGAAGGCATGAAAGGTCTTTTTGAAGAACATTATGTATCAATCCCTGAAGAAAAATATGATGTACTCCATAGTATGGTAGAAAAACTTGATGACATGGAAACCAAGCTCAATGAGCAAATTGAGAAGAACATCGGATTAAATAAGCGACTCGGAGAGTCGATTGCTGATGGTATTCTTGAGTCTGTTTCTGAGGGTCTAGCAGCCACTCAGAAGGAGAAACTTGCTAACCTTTCAGAAGGTGTAGAGTTTGACAGTGAAGAAGAATATCGTGACAAGTTGGAGACACTCAAGGAATCTTATTTCCCTGGTAAAGGTGCATCTCCATCGGCTAAATCTGAAACTCTTTCAGAAGGAGTAGACAATGCAGGTGCTGAAGAAGTATCTAACCATATGGCTGCTTATCTGAATACACTTTCAAGAATCAAATAGCCAACTGAATTTTTTAATTAATCAAACTAAACACATTAGGTAAAAAAGCAAATGTTCCAATCAGAACAGTTGCAGGAAAAGTGGAAACCGCTTCTAGACTATGAAGGTCTTGATCCAATCAAAGACAATCATCGTAAAGCTGTAACTGCAGTCCTGCTAGAAAACCAAGAAAAATTCCTCAGAGAGGAGCAAGCATTCGGCTCAGGTTTGAGCTTGATGGAAACACCAACCAACCATGCTAACAATGCAACATCGCAAGGTGGTTTTGGTAGTAGTGCATCCGCACCACAAGCTGGTTTCGACCCCGTTCTAATCAGCCTTATTCGTCGTTCAATGCCTAACTTGGTCGCATATGACCTTGCTGGCGTTCAACCAATGTCCGGTCCTACTGGATTGATCTTCGCAATGCGTTCTAAGTACACCGGAATGTCAGGTGGACAGAGCAGCGAAGCCCTATTCGACGAAGCAGATTCTGCATTCTCTGGACAAACCTCGAAGTTTGACACCACATCTAACGCAACTAACCTTGTGTCAGGTATGGGTACAACTTCACAGTCTGGATCTAACCCTGCAGTTCTTAACCCAGTTGGTTCTGCCACATCCTCTTCATACTCTGTTGGTCAGGGTCTGTATACAGGTATGGCTGAGAACTTGGGTAATGGTGCGAACAACCAGTTCAACCAGATGGCATTCTCAATCGAGAAAGTCACTGTAACTGCACGTTCCAGAGCACTAAAAGCCGAGTACTCACTAGAACTCGCACAGGACCTTAAAGCAATCCACGGATTGAACGCAGAGGCTGAGTTAGCAAACATTCTCTCTACAGAGATACTTGCTGAAATCAACCGCGAAGTTATTCGTACAATCTATAAAGTTGCTGAACAGGGTGCTGTACAAAATACCGCAACTGCTGGTATCTTTGACTTAGACATCGACTCCAACGGTAGATGGTCTGTTGAGAAATTCAAAGGTCTCCTATTCCAGATCGAGCGTGATGCTAACGCAATCGCACAAAGAACTCGTCGCGGAAAGGGCAACATCATCCTCTGCTCTGCAGACGTTGCTAGTGCTCTAACCATGGCTGGTGTTCTGGATTATACACCTGCTCTTAACGCTAACCTCAATGTTGACGACACAGGCAACACCTTCGCTGGTGTGCTTCAAGGTAAGTATCGTGTCTACATTGACCCATATGCTGCTAACCTGACTTCTGCTAACGCAACTCCAGGCAACCAGTATTATGTCGTTGGTTACAAAGGTTCCTCACCTTATGACGCTGGTTTATTCTACTGCCCATACGT